CTTCCATTTGGATGAGTAAATGTTCCTAAAATAATAACACCTCTTTTATCTTTTTCACCTTGAATTGAACCAGAAACAGAATAGCCATTAACTTCTAATTTCATTAATCGTTCTTGCATCATTTTATCTAAATGAGGTTGAACCTTCTTAAAAGCTTCTTTTGCACCTGCTTGAAGCCCTTTTGCTTTGGTTACAATGCTAATGTCTAACATTCCATAGCAAGATGCTAAATACTGCTTTAAATCGTACAATCCATCCAATAAATCATTATGAGGTATTGCATCATATTTAAGGCTCCATTCCTTATTTTCTACAGTATTATCTTTGTTTTCAATATGCTCAATAAATTGAACCTCTAAACCTCCAGATTTTTTTATTCTTTTAAGTTTATTTACAGCAATTTCATTTTCAATCTTTTTCATAATGTTTTTTTTAGAAATGTATAATGTGAAAAGAGCTTATAATTAACATCTCAGAATGAGTTGTTTTCTTGTGTTTTGTTTTCCTTTTGCTCCCTAATATTTTATAAATGTAGTTAAAATAATTTGTTTTCTTCTTTGTCCTTTTCATTTTCTATTAAATCAATCTCGCCAATCTCTGTTTTATATATTCCAATTATGTTGTTAAACATACATCTTGCAGATATTGAATTAGTCAATACAAAGGTATCAAAATCTCGAATCAACTTTCTTACAAGTGCTAATTTTACTCCAATTTCATCGTTATTTAATCCAATATATTCAAATTCCTTTTGTAATCCAACATCTACAAATTCAGCATATTTTAAACCATAACGACTTATTAAACCATCATAATATTGTCTTTCTCGCCCACCACCTAAACCATTTCTGTTACAATCGCTTTTTTGAGAATGTATATTGTGAAGGTTCCATGCTAAACTTCGATTCTTTCCCTTTGAATTGAAATGCCCACCATCTTGCTGTTTTCCATAATCCTTTCCGCAATCAATACATTTGAAACCGAATTTATTATCAATCATTCTGGCTAACTTTTGACACTCTTTGTCTAAAAATCCTTTGTACTTTCTGGGGTAAAGTCCTGGAAGTTTTTTATTGTCCTCATCCCTTTGCTTTTTCTTGTCAAACTTCTTTTTATTACCCAAAAGATGCATCGCTTTTTTTGTTTGGCAATCTATTTCCTTACACCAATTATCCAATGAATTAAATGGTGAATGCTTTTGTTTGCAATTTTTACATTTTAATGTTTTTGTTTTCATAATCATTTATTTAAAAGGACAATCATTGTCATTATTAATACTATCAACTGCAGGTGAATCGAATGATTTGGCCTCCCAATCTTTATATGTAACAGTTGGGCCATCAAATTTGAAATTTATTGTTTTCAATTCTCCATTTCTGTTTTTGGCAATTATACCTAAAGCTTGACTTTCTGGTGCACCACTCATTTTGTAATAAGATGGTCTGAATAAAAACATTATTATATCTGCATCTTGCTCAATACTTCCAGAATCTCTCAAATCTGATAGTTGAGGTCTCTTTGTAGACCTTTTTTCTACTTCCCTACTCAATTGGCTTAAAAGAATAATCGGTATGTTTAAATCCAATGCTAAATCTTTAAACATTGCAGACATTTCTGAAACTTCCCTTTCTCTGTTTTTCTTAAATTCTGGATAAGTAGCTATTTGTAAATAATCTATAACAGCCCATTTCAATTTTCCTTTTGAATGTAATTCCAACATTTTTGATTTAATTCTGTGGACATTTTTTGTCCTATCAATAATGGTTAACTTTTCATTAATCAATGGTGTTACTTTCTCATGGTATTGCTTCCATTCTAAATCTGTTAAATCTCCAGTTTGTAATTTTTTTAAAGGTATTTCTGTTTCGGAAGAAATTAATCTGTTCATCAATTGTATTGAGGTCATTTCTAAACTAAAAACTGCTCCAGGTGTTTCATGTTCAACTGCCATATTTTTAGCCATTGATAAAGAGAAAGCGGTTTTTCCCATTCCAGGACGAGCAGCCACAATTATTAAATCTCCATTTTGAAGCCCACAAGTAACATCATCAAGTTCATGGAATCCAGTTGGTATTCCTGTCACACCTTTTTGGTTTTTAGCATCTTGAATTTTTTGTGTTGCTTCCTTTACAAGTTCTAAATTAGTTACTTCAACATTTGTATTAATAGAATTTAATAAATCATTTGCCATAATACTTACAGCTTGGTTCGTGTCTAATGGATCAATAGTTTCATCATATCCCTGCGTAACCATGTCGCTCCCCATTCTGATATGCTCCCTTTTAGTAAACTTTTGGAGTATAATCATTGCATGATGCTCAATATTTGCAGCAGATGCTACTGAATTTGTTAAGGTTGTAATTGCATAAGGCCCCCCAACTAAATCTAATTCGCCCTTGCTCATTAATTTTTGTGATAAAGTTAAAATATCAATTGGTGCAGATTCAACTTCTAAATCAATAATCGCTTGAAAAATTTTCTGATTTGATTCCTTATAAAAAACTTTAGGATGTAATATGTTTCTTACTTGCCTTAATGCTTGAGATTCTAACAATAAAGCACCTAAAACTGCTTCCTCTAAATCAATTGCTTGTGGCGGTAATTTACCTTCGCCTAAATTTGAAATCTTTTTTCTTTTTTTATATTCTTTTATTTCTCCCATTAGTTTACATAATTATTTGCGTTAAATTCAGTGTTCGTTTCTGAACTGTTATTATTAAAATTGTTTTTACCCCATCTTAATAATCTTCTGGATGTGCTAAATGATGTTTGCTTTTCAAATCGCATCTTTTTATCCTTATCTCCATGTTCAGTCCAATAAGAATAAAATTCATTTAATAAATCTTTTGAATATTTAGGATAAAATGATAAAAGGGATTTTTTAAAATCCTGCTTTCTCTCTATTATATTACTTTTCTTTTTAATAACATTATCAGTTACATTTACATTATCACTTACATTAACACTTACAGTTGATTTCGTTGAACGATTTTCAACGTTCGTTAACGTTCGTTGAATTTCGTTACTTTCTTTTTCAGCTTCAAGTTTCTTTAACCTTCTAGCCTCAGCACTTCTTTTACCTGCTTCGCTGTATTGCTCCCTTTTGGTTTCGTATTTAAGTAAATCCCTTTTTAATTGTTGTTTTATAGGTTCACATACAGCAGCTAATAAGCCTTTTAATGGTTTGGGTTCATTATCATTAACATATTCCAAAACCCATTTAAACACCTTGCCTGCATCTTCATTTGTTAAGTGTTGAGTGGTGTGAATTAAATCCCCATAAAGAACAAATGACTTTTTTTGATCAGCCATTGTTCACCTCCTTTGCTTTGTTGATTTCAGTACGAATTGTTTTGGAAAGCTTTATAGCTGTTTTGATGTTAAAAACAAATTCAATTGAATTGTCATCAAAAATTCCTGTCAACCAAATATTGTCACCTATTTGATTTACTATTACATAATCCTGTTCATCTCTTGAACATTTGAATTGTATTTCTATTGCCATGATTAATAAAGGTTTTAAGTTACCAGTAAACTATTAATAAACACAAAAACCTCTCGGCAGGGTGCGTAGGATGACCGTTACCGAAAGGCTCTGTTAAATAAAGTTGTTTTGAAGTTCCTACGCTTCTTACTTTACAAATATAATAAAATTTTAATTATATTCAATAGATTTTTTCATTTCAATAAAAGAATTTCTTTCTGCCGAGTTCATCCACGAACCTTTTGTTCTGTAAATTGGAACGGTATCATAAATTGATTTATTTGTTTCTACATTATTAATTGTTAGTGTATCAGTTAAATATTGACTAACAGTGCTTTCAGTACAATTAAACATTCCTGCTATTTCTTTTTGTGTAAAAACAGAAATTAACTTCTCTAATTTGTCTGAATTTATCGCTTTAAATAAATGTATTCCTTTCATTTTAATTGTTTTTTAAGTTCAACAATAGCCATTTCAACACGTGCTGTTAAAATGTCTTTATCTTCTTGAGGGATTTCAAATTCCATTACATTCAGATCGTTATAATTTCCATCTTTAACTAAATATGGTAGGTCCTCATCTTCTGCCCACGTTATAAATGCAAAGCGGTTACTTCCATCACCTAAATGGCTTTCTGCCATTTCTTTGATGTCAATCAAATCTTCTTTATAAGGGCAGTAAACAACAAAGATGGCTTTATCTCTCTTGCAAAGTATTCCATTCGATACAAGTTGCCAATACCATTCTGGATGCTCTTTTTTGAATAACTCTAAATCTTTAGTTTCATTAAAATTCTTTATTGTTTTAACAACATTGCAAAAACTTTTCAAAGTCCAAGGGCATTTTATATCGCCAACAACTTCATCAGTTATTAAATCAGGCATCCCACTCCAATAATCACCTTTGTAATATCTTTCTTTTGAAACAAGGGAATATTCTAATCCCATTTTGCTAAAGGCTTGTTCTTCAACTAAAGTTCCCCATGCAGTTGGCCTTGCATTATTATCTGCAGACAATGAACGATTCAAGTTAGTTTCAAAAACCTTTTCTTCTACATAAGTTGTAAATGGTTTTCCTATGTTTTCAATTGAAAAGTTTCCCCTTCCTTTGCTCATTAAATTATGTATTGAGCTACTACTAAAATTTCCTACTCTACTCATTATTTTAAAGAATTTAAAAGTGTGATTGCTTTCTTATAACTTGACGTTTCTTTTGTCTCAATTATTCGTTCAATATTCATTTCATCTTCTGGACCTAAATACTCTCGTTTTTTATCAAATAAAGATATTAAGTTTTCAATGTTTATTTCTGCTTTATTAGTGTCAACTAAAACCTCTCTAAAATCTTCTTTGTTATAAATGTCAGCAGCTATTCCAATCTCTGCTGCACATTTTTTTAATGCATCCGTTGCTGCAGCTTTCATGTCATTACCAACCGACAAAGGAATATCTGTTGGAACTTTCTTTCCATCAACCCAATTGACTCTAAACATTATATCTTTATTGCCATACTGCATCTTGACAATTGTCTTACCACCACTTCGGCAAGTAAGCTTTCCTTTTACAACAACTTCTTTGGCTTCAATCATTATCTTTTCATCAATAATTTCAAAATCCCAATCCCACCCGAACATCAGGTTTAAACATTTTTTCACATAACCACCTGTTACATATTCCCATTCACCGCCACCTTTAGCAGGTCTTTTCTTTTTGTATTGTGCAGGTGTTTTCTTTAGCATTATCGCAAGTTGTTTTGCGTTTAAGCTGTTGTCCTCTACTAGGCTTAAATCGGTTTCATTTACCAATGCTAGTTTGTTTTCATTACTCATTGCTCTTTAGTTTTAATTATTAATATTATTAAAATAAATCATTTAAAATTTCACTACTTATAAATACGTCCATTCTTAAATGATTGTTAACTGATTTCCTACAACTTCTAAGGCTTTCAAAAACATCTTCACTACTATCATTGTCATATGCATATCTAATTAATATTTGAGTAGGAAAACTGTCTCTCCTTACTATATCGTATGTAAACCCTTTTTCTTTCATGATATTTGTTGTTAATTATTAATCTAGTTTAAATATACTCAATTCGTACAACTTTTGCACTATATTTGCTTCGTGAAATGCATCATCTGCCCCCCTATGCTGCTCAATATATTCGCTTTCTGGAAAGAAATATTTGTAAGCTTCCATAACGCTTGGCCATTTGTTTCCACTTCTTATTTTTCCGTACCTATCAGCCCTATGTGGAATTTTACAAATGTCAGTTGAAAGCTTCATTGGACATGGCAACTCTTTTGGAAACATAAACCCCCTATCCTTTAGGAAATCAAAATCAAACGTGTTATTGAATGCTGTAGCTCCTAATGGGTAATTAAAGATAATTCGTTGTATCTCCTTCTGTAAAATATTAAGGTTCTTAGAGGTCCTTATTTGCTCAGTCGTTAAAGTTGAATTTTCGATTATCCATGCAGCATCGCATTCCTCTCTCGAAATTCCATTTTCATAACATATCGAATCAAATAAAATCCTTTTTTCTCCATTGTCAAGGTCTAATTCTACTATTCCAATTTCAACAATCTTTCCACCTTGTTTAAGGAAGCCAGTTGTTTCTATATCTATTATTAATATCTTTTTCATGCCAATTCTTTTTCTTTAATTATTTCTAACCCCTCTTTTATTAAAGGCTTATTAGCTAATTTATTTGTTAACTCATTTGTGAATGTATGGTCTTTTATTATTTTTCTAAACATATACCCTGCGAATAGATTGAATTCACCATGCTCATAAAATTCCAAATAATTATCATACATTATTTTAGAAATAGTAACAATATCATTAAAAACTGGGACTGTTGAATGGCCTTTTCCTTCCTTTTCAACAGTCCAATTTCCTTTCTTTATACAAACTACTTTATCACCTACTTTCATAATTTCATTGATTTAATTCCATAAAGGAAGTTAGCATCTACTCCAGTTAATTCACAAATTTTATGAATGTGTTCTGGTTTTAATTTACCCATGTGTTTTCCATTGCTCCAATTTGAGATGTAAAAATCACCATTGCCAGGTATTACAAATAAGCCTAAACTTCTTTGTGTCATTTTCTGATACTCTTTTGGTTTAACATTATCGTTGTAATGTTTGATCGCTTCTTTAATTCTTATCATTTTATTTATTTAATTTGATTACTAAATTGTTATATCTTATTTTTAATTTGGTAGATAAAGTTGATTCGCCAAACATTTCAATAAACATGCTTACCATAACTTCCAACGCTTCTAAATGTAAAAGGTTATTTTTTTCACTTTCAAGTATAGACTTTAGCCTATTATAATATATGTACTTCATTTTTTTGGATTTATTTTGATTGATATTAATGTTAAATCTTTCATTTCCCATTCCTTTTTTTCCCTTTCATATCTTGCCTTAACACCCCTGTAAAAAACCTCTCTATAAGCTTTACATTTAGCCTTGTGCTGCTCATCAAATATGTTAAGTTGGTTACTCACAATATTAAAATTGTATTTTTAGATCCGTTCCTAATTCGTTTTGTAATTCAATTTCTTTTCTAACTCCTAACATTAAAGGGTTGTCATTTTCGTCTAATAACTGCTTAATAGTTATATCAACATCTAAAACGTCTAAATCTAAAGAGTTGGTTTCTTCTTCCCCAGTTTCGTAAAGGTTAATTAAAAAGTCAATTACTGCAAATGTTTTAATTCCATCATATTCAAACGTGATATTGAAATCCGTTTCTGAATAAATCAAATTTTCGCATTCATTTAATTCTGCTAAATCTGTTTCGCTTTCCCAATTTATATTTTTTAAATTCATTTGTTATAGTTTTAATTCCTTACAAATATAATAAACTTTTAACATATTACAAATATTGTTTTATTTATTTTAAAAAGAATTATAAAAAAACCCCTTGAAACTTAATTCAAAGGGCTTTTCTTTTCCAACTAAAGAGCGTATTTAATTGATTTTTTTATCTATTCTTTTTCTTTAAAAATGGCATATCAATATTTTTAGTTACAGTTGTCGCAACCTTCTCAACTGAACGTCCAACAACATAACCTCCCAAACCTAATTTAACGATGTCTAACAACTGCAATTCTAATTCTAATGGTATTGCATCATTCGTTAAGCCAAACCATTTACAAACTAATATAATTCCAAATGTTAACATCATTAAAGGTCTCCAACTTTTTTGTAAGAAGTTACCTTTCATTTCAGTTTTAATAACTTCACCTTGAACTTCTGCAACATCATTTAAAGATTTCAAAACAACTTCCGCTAATTGCTTCTTTGCAGTACTCTTTTCTTCATCATTTGTAAATACATTGTCAATTATACTTCCAACGGCTTCTACTGTATTACTTTTTAAAAAATCTAAAACTCTCATAATCTAACATTTAGTCATTATTAATATTATTGAGGTGAAAAACAAAAGGAATAAAAATCCAGATGGGAATTTGTCCACCAATTTATTCATATATTCAAAATCTTTTCCCACTAAAATCTTTCAACGTGTGGTGCATCCAAAAATGATTGATCATATTTTAATGTACCATCCATATCCCAATTTGCACCACTCCTAATTTGTTTCGATATTTTACCCTCTAAGTATAACCGTTTTCCAACAGAAGTAAAAACACCAACTAAATAAAATAAATGATACCTGTCATAAATTAAATCGCTTCTCCCTGGAACTGCTGCAATGAAATCAAAAGCATCAGATAGTTTTCTGTAATCATTTACAATATGTTTTCCTTTAGTTACTAAAACTTTCGGAGTATATTTTCTCGGATTAACTTTAGACTTGCCAGTATCATATAACATTTGCTGCCTTTCAGCAGTTCTTTCACCTTCCGTTAATGTGAAATCTACTTGTGAAACTTTCAAAGATTCATCAATTACCAATTGCAAATCTCTGTGAAGTGTATCGTAAACCCTTTTACTTCTTTTTCCTAATCTAAACATAATTATATTATTTCAGTATAACCGCTTCCTATTTTAACATCAATTAATTTTTTCAACCAATTTTGTACAAGGTCACCAGAAGCATCTGCACCTATCATTAATTCAGTCCATTCTTCTATTGTACATTCTTTGTTTAACCTATAAATGAAATTTGTAATTGAAGGAATCAATTGTTTTCCCTCATTTAAAGCTGACTCACTAAAATGGTGCATCAAATCAAAAGACACAATCCTGCCTTTACCTATGAATCTTGAATTATAATCAATAATGCTTCCTGTTGAAACATTGCCACCATCTGGCCTTTGTAGTTGTTTGTTAATTTTTATCATAATTTGTATTTTTTATAAAGTTAGTAATTTTATTTTAAGGTACTAAAGTTCGTGCTGTTATGATCCCACCAGAAACAGTTAATGTTGCAACTTCTCCTGTTGCTCCACCGCCAAAAGTTAGCACCTCTGTAATTCCATCGACACCATTAAGATTAAAAGCAGTATCTGCTCTAATCTTTTCTGTTGAATGTACTTTTTCAGATGGGATATTAGTGCCAAAACCAACCTTATCAGCAGATGAGTCCATGTAAAACGTGAAAGCATCGGTCAATCCCTCCATTTGGAAATCTGAAGTAGCTAAATTACTTTGATTATGAACTATTTTCCCATTTCCTTGAATCCAAAATAAATTTTTGTTATTTGAATTTTGAGCCCAAAAAACAGTTTGTGAAGCTGATGCCCCACCAGATTTTGCCAATATAGTCGTGTTTGTAGTCGTTGCCGACCCCCTCACTTCTAATTGAGCAACAGCAGCTAGGGTTGCAACAGATGGTGTTATTAAAACCCTGTTATTGTTCTGTATTTTAAGATTGTCATTAAAATACATATCCATTGGTATGTCTCCAGCAGTAGGTGGGGCGCTTACTATGGAGGCAATTGAACCTGCCAGGGTTTTTGTTCCTGATGAATCATTATAAAAAAACTCTATTGCAAAACTATCTCCCTGTGATGCACCCCCCACTCTATTCTCGTGTATTGAAATAGGATTAATACTATCTGCTGTTTCTATATTTAATCTGTAACCCGAATCATTTGCTAAAGTCCCAAGATTCAAACTATCTTCATCAACGTAAACTACATCTCCATTAATTTTTAATTCATCATTGTTAGCCTCTAAAAATGTACCTGTCAAACTCTTTAGCTCTAATAATGCAGATGATGTACCTTGATCAAATCCTAATCTAACTTTTTCAACAGAACTTGAATCTTCGACAACAAACCCATAATCATCAATAAGATTGTCCATTTCAACAACAACATCGCCACCAGACCACTTAGTGAACAACCCCCCTGCAGTAATTATCCTATTACTCAAAAGTGTCGCATTAGCACTGTAAATAGTTGGTATTTGTATTTTTAAATAATTTACGAAATTAAGGACTGTAATTTTTGCACTCTCAAATGTACTTCCAGAATCTTCTGTAGAATCTAAGTCCATGTAATCATCATCTTTTACAGTTCCAGATGTTCTTGTTTTTGTGTATTGATTTATTTGTTTTCCCATTGCTATTGATTTTTAAAAGTTTCTTTTTCTAAATGTATCTTTTCTGTCTGTGAATTTTATATTATATGCTCTGTCTGGAGTTCCTTTTATTTCTGGTTTATTAATCTCTAAAAGCATAACATCTATTCGTCTAAATATACTTTCTGCCTTTATCAAATAATCTGTTATCAGAATCTTATTACCTAAAAACTTATTGTAAAGCAATATGGTTCCAACTTCATAATTAATTAAACCTGTAACCAATTCCCATTCCCTACTGTTTTTAGCTGTTATTTGTCGGCTTTCATGGTTAGAATTAATGTAGTTATCTAACTCCACAACTGGTGAAGGATTCCCAAACGTCCCTGGTACTCTTAAACTTTGATACCAATTTAAACCTGTAAAATCAAAACTACTTCCAAAGATATTGCCATTTTGGTATGATTCAATTCTTACCGTTTTATTCGCTTCCCTATCTCCGTAAATAAGTAAATTAAACATCCTGCTTTCATAAGTTGAAGATGTTCCTATTATAGTCATTTGTGCTTTTACTTGAAAAAATCCATTCCCATGTGTTGCTTGTACCAATTCCCAATCTAACAAATAACCTACATAAAGTTGTTGTTCTGTTGTTCCAGATGAAAACCCATTGAAGAATGTTCCAAATGAATTATTATTTAAGTCCTCAATCTTATCGCCATCTTTATATAATTCTATATCTATAGTGTCAGCAGAAACAAAACGCTTAAAAAGAAATTCATTTTTATCATTTTTATACCATTCATTGTCTGGTGCTTGACTAGCAAAAACCTTTTCAATGTATTGGCATTGTATAAAGTCACAAATGCAAATATTATTTACCTCTGTAACTATTATTTCTGGAAGTGCAGGGCCTAATTCTTTTACTGCATTACCAGAGCCATAAGTGTACGGTGTAGTATTTGGAAGTTGTATTTTTATCACGGTGATTCTGTTTTAGTTTCGATTGTTCCACTTGTCTCTTTTACCTCACTTAATGGGCTTGTTAATTTTCCATCTACAAAAGAACTATCATTATGTATTCGTGAAGATAAATTATAATCTGTTCCTGCTCCCGCAACTGCTCCATCTATTAAACACTCTAAAACAACATTACCTGCATTTAAGTACATAAATAATTTTGTTCCACTTGAGGGTATTAATATTTGTACGGTATCGGGGTCATTTAAAGAACTCATTTCTGTTATACCATATCCAAGTTGGTTGCTTTCCTCTAATCTGTTTATTCCATATAAACCAGTAAGTGATACAACTGCCCCATTTGAATTTGTCCACGTTGTTCTAAACAAAGTATTTTGCCCTGTTAATATTGCTAAATTCAAATTAGTTAAAGTTGCAGGGTTAAATGTTTCTATTACCCCACTCCATACTGCAGGAACTAACCCATCTAATGTGTAATCATAAACAGTAATTGCAGGACTCAAAAAAGCATAATCAGTAAGTCCAGAAGTTCCAAAAGCATCTGTCCCAAATAAATTGGCAGAAATCATTAGTTTAATATCATAACCATTTAAAGCAGAATAATTGCTTGACTTATTATTGAAGTTGTTAAATGGTTTACTATTATCATAAAAAATAGTGTCAACATCTAAATTTTCAATCCAAGATTGCCAACTAACCTTTTGCGAAAACCTGCCAGAATAAAACTGATTACCGCCAATGTTTATTCCTGTGCTTAATTCTATATCATTAAACTGATCTCCTGCTTTTAATATGTAACCTCTATTTGTGCTTATGTTTAATTGCTGAACTCCTGCACTTACAACTGCTCCAAATATTGGATAAGTATAGCTGTCTAATTCAAATATTTCGCCAGTTACACTATTTTCCGCAACCAATTTAAAATCTAATGTGTTAATAAAGGCATCTAAATTTAAGTCTATATTAAAAAGGAAATCAATCGCCAAGCCATCTTCGTTCCATGAAGTCATATTTGTGGATGGTGTACCAACCCCTATTTGTCTGTCATGTGGGTAAATATCAAATTTTGTAACAGTCATCAATCCTGCAATGTCTGGGCTTTTATCATACAATGTATTCGCTGCTAAAAGCATTACCCTATCAGAATTGCCACTTGTAATAGTTATATCTCCCACATTAACACCAATCACAAATTCAGCAATTGTTGTATCAAATTTATCTGTTAAAAATAATTTATCAGCAATAGAATATTCTACATCAAAAACTATAACTAAATCGCCACCTCCATTTATTGTTGCTGTATTATTAGTTATGAAAACACCACCAGAAACAGCACCCAATCCAACGCTATTTAAAGACCTGTCATAAATAAAATTCTGTTTGAAATCTTTAATTAATGTATTGGTGTAATCTTGCTGTTCTGCTTTATAACCAACGTAGACTCCATATCTATCAGTTCCAGAAAAACCGCCAACTATCTTGTCGACAACAATAGTTATTCTTGTTTTTGAGGAAATTAAAATACCACTTGCACTTGAACTAGAATTTGCATCAACATAATCTACCGACTTTATGCTGTAATTATTGTCAAAGCCATTAAAATTTTCTCCATACCCTGCAACACTCCCTAGCTGAGATTCATAAGTTTGTATCTTAGATGTATTTGGGTTAGAGATAACAGTTCTAAAATCGCTTTTAAATACATATTTTAATGAATTTAACCCATCCAAATATGTTGGCAGGAAATTTAAATCATCTCCATCAGCATAAAATGGTATTAATAAATTGTGTTCAAACTCAAACCGCTGCTCAGTTACACCCCAAACAATCTTTCTGCACCTAAAACTTCCACCATTCCAATCTTTATTTTGTCCTAAACCTTGAAAGTTTACCCAACCGCCACCTGCAACCATTCCACTACCATAAAATGCAGAATCACTTCCTGTTATTAGGTTTTGAGTTCCAAAAGTGGCACTGTTCTCAATCAAAGAAAAGCTATGTATTAATGATGTTATTGGTTCTTGCCCAATAATTCTCATTCTATTATAAATTGCATTTGGTACACTTGTAGTTGTATCAACAATCATAATGTTACCAGATAATGAAGTTATGTTTTTGAAAAATGGCCCATGAAATACCCCCAAGCTATCGTGAAATTCAACAGCAATAGCATCTCCAACAGCCAACCCATCATCTCGCCAATCTCCCTGATCCCTTTCGTAATAAGTACCACTAACAGTAAATTTCATTCCATTTTCCTCTGTGGCAAGGGCATCATATTGTACTGAAATTAGCATTCTTACCATCTGGTTTTCCATTACCGAGCCAGTCAGATTGTTAGTGAAATCACCCATATTTGCGTTGAATAATTCATCGTTTTTAAACTCGTTGAAATATTCTTGGTTTAATATAACTACTTCAACTCCCATGCTTAAATATTTTTATATTATTCATAAATCCTTCCATGTCCAAATCTCCACTTTTAGCATCTTTGAAAGAACGCTTAATGAAGGCAACTTGTTCTGGACTACATTCTTTTTCAATGTTTTCCATATTCTTTGATAGCAATTGCTCTGCACTATTAACAAGTGCTTTGTGTTCTTTAGATGTCTTTTCAGTTAATTTTTTTAGTTCCTCTATCATTCTGCTTCAATAAATGATTCTTTTAAATTTGTTGAATAAATTTCTTCTACCCAAAAAGATATGTTCGCTTTATCCCTTCCTGTTGTCCATGTAAAGTTAGTTATTTTTGCTGTATTCCCTTTAAATTGAAAATATGGATTTAAAGTCAATTGTTTAAAGTCCTCTATTCCAAACGGTATTTCTATATTCTCATATAATGCCCTCTGCCTTTTGAATCCATCCTTAATAAAACTATCATAATTTAAGTAACTATTCCATAGCACTTTTGATGAAAATAAAGTTCTGTGATTTATTGATAATTTACCGCCATTTAAAGGCAGTAATTTTGGTATTGTATGCCAGTTATCAGTTTGTTTTAATACCCCAACCTTCGCAGTAATACCACTAGCCAAATTTGTACCACCACCAAAAAGCCCAGTGACAGAATCAACTAAACCACCTAATGCTTTTAATATGTTTTCTATTGAGTTTAATTTGTCCTTTCTATTCCCTAAAGCTACATTGAAATTAACTTCATCTAAACCTTTTAATAAAACAGCTTTCTGGTTCAATATATTTATTGGCGATGTCTTTATCTCATACGCTGTTCCCTTGTAATTGTCAATTGTCCATTCATCGTTTGGGTCAATTTTAAATTCAATTACTTTAGTCGATTTCAATTCGCTTAAATTATACCTTTTAGACTTTATTAAAACATCTGGCAAACTCCATGTGGATTGCTGAAACCAAAATGGGTCGTTCATTGGTCGGACATGTATATTGTTTCCAATTATAGCAATCTTTCCCCTTATTAATTTCTTAGCAAGATTAAACATATCAGCACAATTATATCCGTAATCCAATACATTTGGAATGCCTGTCGGAGTTCCTTTTGTGCTGTTAATTAATCCATTTGATTTTTTTTCATCTAATCTGGGATTGCTTGGTAAATAATGTAAATTATTAAACACATCCGATGGCATTACTAATCCATAACCTAAATGGTTCGCCACCTTCAATAAAGCTGTTTTTAATAATATAACTTTATGCTTTCTTTTTGGTGGTATTAAAATATCAAATAATGTCTTAGCCAATTTAATAATAGCAATTAATAAAATTGCAGTATAAAGTATTTGTAAAATCAAAGATAATGTGGCTAAAATTATAGCCCCAACATTTACAGATATTACTGGTCCAAGCCCTCCAACACCAACAATCGGTATGGTTGATGTAGCAAGTTTATTTATATTATCAATAGTTTTTGAAACTGCTTCTGCAAATTCTTTAACCATTAAAAAAGTCATTATCGCAGTCATTAAAATCTCAAATAAATTGAATTTCTTTTCCACTACATAATCAACGCTAATGTAATCAGCAGGGCCAACCGCACCAATTGACTCCAAATAACCATAGGTCAAAGATTCTAGCTTACTGTATAAATCGTCTATGCTATCTTCTTTTAATAGCGTTACATTTACCCTGCCATCCTCTAATAATTCTTCGTAATTAGTATAGAAATCTAAAAAAGCCTTAAAACCTACTTGTTGAGATTGATTATTGTTAAGTAATAATTCAAATGGCATCCCCTCAAAACCACCAATAGCACCGTGAAACCAATTATGTATGGCATCCCTTGCTTCTAATGGAAATGTGTAATCTGAAACCGTTAATGATGGTTGTGTATTGTCATCAATATAATTAGCTTCAATTGTAACATCTTCCCACCCCTCTGGAGCATTGTACTGAACCCCATTTAAGATGTATTTCTGTTCTGTATTTATACTTAAATCACTCATTAATGTAATTTACTTCTTTGGATTTCAACTTTGCTTCCTACTTTCTTTGTTATTACCAACATGTTTCTAAGCTCATCTGCTTTTACAGTTGTTTCTGGAATCTTTATATTTTTAATGCTTTCGTTTAATGCATCCATTTTACGCTCTAAACCTTTATTTAAACCGTTTAAATTTATAGAGTTTAACATTCCATTATCTAAACCTATTTGGTTATGATTATACAATTCGCCCATGTTATATTTTTGAATAATATTAGCAGCTTCATCATTACTGACACCACCCATTTTATTGTTTTGCTTTTCGGTCATTATCCTTTCGTTATCATGTACCATTGCCAAACGTCCTCCATTAGAATCTAAAGGTTTTGCAACCGTTCCAGTACTCTCTGTTCCATCAAAGAAAGCAGGTATTGCATCAATTATCGCAGGTAAAGCCCCTAATAAAGCTGCTGTTTCTAATGTTGCAGCAGTTGGGTCTTTTCCTTGATCTAACAAAGCACCAAATATTTTAAATCCTGCAGTTACTAATTCCTGTTTTCTTTCTTCTTTCTCTTTAGCTCTTTTTAATTCAGCTTGTTTTTTTGTTTCTATTGAAATACTTTTTTCAGCATCTAAAGAACCTTTATCTGCTAATTCTCTCAATCTGTCCTGGTTTTTTTCAGATGCATCTACTTGATTATCTAAATCTTCTATCTTAGCATCAGACCTTTTCTGTAAAGATTTTTCTAATGCTCTTAACAAGGCATCTTGAATGGCCCTTCTTTGTTCTGCTATCTTTTTTTCTTCTTCTAAAGCAGCTTTTTCATTTTCCTGCTCTTTAGAAATTCTGTTTTCTTGTTGATCCAATAATGCATCATTTAATTCTTTTTGAATATTTAAAGAAGCAATAGAACCATCTTTTTCTAAATCTAATTTTCTTATTAAATTATCAATATTGTCTTGTTCTCTTTGCTTTTCTAAATCCTCTAATGCCTTTGTTGTTTCTTCTGCGTTTCCTGTTATTATTTTAAACAATGCATCTTCTTGTGCTTCAATATCTTTTCTTAAATCTAAACCTTCTTGTTCAGCTGCGTTTAATTCTTCCTGCAACACTTTTTTATCCTGTAAAACTATTCTTCTTTCTCTGATCACTTCCAATAACCTACCCTCAATAACTTCCGACAAACCTAACAACCTAATTTGCTCTTGTAATGCTGTAGCATCTAATGATAATAAACTGTCAAAATCTATTTCTTCCTTTGATAATTCGTTTAATGCTCTTCGTTGAGCATCAAATGAAGCATCTGCTAATTTTGCTGTTGCACCAAACAGTTGTTCTCTTTTCGCTAAAGTTTCTTTTTCATTTGAAATGATCTGCTCATTGATTGTTTTTTGATTATCAAAACCATCGATAAAAATATCTAAATCTTTCTCAACTCTATCTTGTTTTATTTGTCTTAACTCCTTGTCGTTTTCTAATAATTCAAGTTTCAATTTATCTTCTGCTTCAATCAATTTATTAACAGCTTCCACTTCTGCATTCCTCAACTCAACTCCTGCTCCACCTGCTAAATTCTTTATTCTTATGCTTTCTCTTGTCAATGCTAATTCCTCACTTGCAATTCTAACATTAATTCCTGCAGCTTCTATTTGTAACTCTTGCCCTTTTAAAGTTGCTGTTTGCAATTCATTAAATGCTCTTGTTCCATCTCCTGCAATACTTTGTTGTTCTTCAATTAATCCATTTAAAACCGTTAACCTCTTCTCTAATGGCCTAATTGCTTTCTCATAAGCGATTGTTCTTTGTTCAAGTAATATTGCTGCTTCTGCACTAGCTTTTGCTTTCTCTGCGAAGTTTTCCGTTGCATCTGTTGTTCTTGAAAATGATTTGTCAAGTGATGTTGCTGATTTGTCAGCATCACTCATTCCTATTGATGCCAAACCTAATGATTTAGCCAAACCAAAAGCACTTACTTCACCATCAGCTAATCCTTTACCTAAATCAACTACATCTAAAACAAATGAAGAAGCTGCATTACTTGCTTGATCCCAAATACCACCTAAACCACTTGTTGCTTCCCTTAACGCTTCACTTCCCTCTTCGGTGTTTTCCATCGCTTCGGTTAAGCCATCAACACTTAGTTTAGCTGCTACTGCACCTGCAGCGAACCCTAACAATGAATCTGTTGCATCACCTAAAGTATCAGGATAATCACCAACATTTCTTTGGAAATCTCCTGCAGATTCATCAACATCTTTTAACTCTTTATCTAATTTATTGATAGCCTTAAGCATATCATCAGTTTCATCAGTTGCTTTACCTGTTTCAATTCTTAAATTTTTATATTGAGTTTTTAATGCTCTTAATTCTTTGCTTTGTTTAACATAACTACCATCAAGTTTTTTATTTACAGCAGTAAGGCCTATCACTTCTTTTTGTTGAGCAACTAAATTTGTATTTGCAACTTTAACCAGAACATTTAATTCTGCTCTTTGTTTATTAGCTTCTTTTGCATTAACTAATCCTGCCTTTTCTGCTTTATTTAATGATGCTCTTTGTTTTTTTAAACTGTCAAGGTTTGCTTGTGCTTCCTCTAAAGAAGTGTTTTCTTCTTTTAATTGCTTGTTGATTTTATCTTGAAGTATTGAACGCTCCTTATCAATTTGAACTTTTTCTTCAAATGCCTTATTAGTTTCGTCAATACCTTTATTTATCTTATTTAAATTGGTAATGTCTTTCGGATCTACATCGATAATTTTATTATTAATCTTTGCAGTTTCTTTTAACCCATCATTAATAGCATCAATAATTGGGATGACACTCTTACCACTTTTCCTTAAATTTCCGTAGAGGTCTTTTTCGTATATATCACCTGCACCCTTAATTGTATCACTCATCGCTCTTGTTGTTTAAGGTTCTTAGATAATTGTTATATTCATAAACAGTTATCTTTTTGGTTTCAATCTTTATCCCTTGAAGTTTCTCTATTCCAACAACAACTCCTTCAAAACCTATTGTTTCAGATTTATCAAATGAGTTCTCCAACTCTAACTCTTCAATCTTTATAAAATTTAATAAAGAACGATTATCTGTTAAGATGAACTCATTCTTCATTCTGGCAATCTGCTTCTTCCGTTCTAAAATTTCTTTATATTCATTAGACAATCCAAACTCTTCTAAGTACTCGTCATAAATCTCTAACCATATCTGCTCAAAGGTTAACGAATTGTCAACGTCAAGCTTCCTATAGCTGTCTAGCTGTTTAATATACGCAAGGTTTCCTGTTCTGTGTATCTGTACCCAATTCCACTGCGGTAAATCATCAATAGAACTAAACACTTTAGCCTGAGATTTGTTTTCTGACTTCTTCGATGAATTTTTTTCTAATGACATTTATAATTTTTTGTAAGTTTTTATCTTGCAACCCTTCCAAATTGTCCCCATAACTATCTTCCAAGTTATTATCTTCTTTCTGTGGGTTTGAGTCTATAACAAAAAAGCCATCACCTAATTTTAGATTGTAGCTGTTATAATAATCTCCATCATCTAATAAAAAAGGAGATTCACCTGCTTTCTTTGTTTTTGACTTTCCAGCAAACGTAAAAGTTTTACCACCACTTAGAAATTCAGTTGTTAATGAATAACCCCCTCCTATCTTGCTTAGTTTTACTCCTAATGAATCCTCACCATCAAATAGCTGACTCTTATTAAGGAATAATATAAACCCCTGAAAGCCTTTATCAGCAAGAACAGTATTGAACATCTTCTTTTCATCCAATGCAATAGCTCTCCTTGCTGATTTTAATAGCTTCTTCTGCATTACCCTTTCCTGTTTTTATCAATCCATTTCCACACCGTTTCAAGATCGTAGGGTAGTTTCCCTTTATATTGCTTCTTGAACTCAGTTTTGTTTGAATCTTTCCAAGCTTTTGGATTTATAAGTTTTGCAAACTCTAATTCTTGCTTTTTTACGGCAACTTCTCTTTGTTCCTTAGTCATAACTCTATGGTATTACATAAGTGAATGCAGGCATTTCAAATCCTGCTTTAAATAATGCTACTGAAATCACATCAGCAGATAAAGCCCCTGCAGCAATAACAACATCATATTGACCAGGAGTATTTAAAACAGGAGTAACAGATGAAACAACCACACTTGTTGTTTGTGTTACATTAAATACAGTTGCAGGTGTTACACCTAAATCATAACTTAAATCTGCAACTACTAATCCCTCAAAAGGAATTTCATTGTTGAAATCTCCATAAATGAAATCTAAATCCATTCTTGCTGTTGTTGCAGTAATTACAGGAGCAGCTAAAGCAGCACCATTAACATCAATTAAACCCCTTCTTAATAGAACGTTTGATTCAATTTGACTTGAAGAAATTTGAGTTAGTGTTTCATCTCTCTCTAATTCATTTACTGCAAAAGTTAACCCAACTGCATTTAATTCAGTTTTAGTTCCTCTTACAACTCCTGCAAATAAAGTTCCTTTTTCAATTCCATTTGGAAATAAGAACTCACCTCCATCTTTACCTACAATAGCAGATTCAACAGATAATTCAAAATAAGATATGTCGAAACAAGCAAATGAATTTAAAACTCCTGCGAAAGTTGGACTCCCAGACCCTGCATAATAAGAACCTGCGAAAGTTCTTACACCTTGATCTATAATTTGAGGGATTCCATCAACATCAAATGTTATTGGTTCTGCTCTCAAATCAGTTACAGCGTTGATTTTTGGTGTAATATACCACCTTTTAGACTCGTCAGCCTCGTTAATTTTTCCCTCAATAAATGCATCAGTTAAGATTCCTGCTGTGAAATCAGATTTACTAATTGAGTTTCTTGTACCGTCATTTGCGAAAGTTCTCATGAGAACAATCATTGCGGTTCTTTTAATGTTTGGTACGCATGTTGGTTGACCTGTGTTTTTTCCACCTGTCCCACATGTGCATGGTTCGAATTCTGCCATTTTTTCTTGGTTTTAGTTATTATTTAATTAATTAATTACAATCTATGCAGCCTTCTTTTAATAAGGGAAGGCTAATCCTTAATTCAATACCACTGTAATCTTCATTAAAAAGATTTTTTACGTGGCCTATCTATCATAGAATCCTGCTTTTGAGTGTGGGATTATTGTATAAGTTCCTTCCTCAATGCTTCCAACTATGTTACTTGCTTCTAATAAATCAATGAAATCTTCTGTGAGGTTATCCATTGGGTTTATATATTCTACATATTTATCTGTTGTTATTTCTCCTTCCATTTTTGCAGACGATAAGAAAAACATTATAATGTCAACCGTTCTTCCTAAAGTGTCTAAAGGGTTTCTGTTTCTGGTTTCTTGTATAACCTCATACAAGTAAACAACTTGAAATCTCGTTCTACTTGAATTTATTGTTGTCAATTCAGAACTTGCAGCTTTAACCGTTCCATGAATATAAGTTGGAGCCAATATTGTTAATTCTTCTTCAATTGGGCATCCTGTTCCTGCAATAATAATTTCTTTACTATCAATTACATCAATAACTAAATGCTCAACGATTCCTAGAACGATTAAGCCATTATCTACCAATCCATGAGTATTGCAAACGGTTAGTTTTATTTGGTCATTAGGAAGCACCTCACAACTTTTGATTGTTTCAACAAAAGTTAACAGCCCAACTAAATCTCTAATAATATTTACAGTAGCTTTTTTCATTTTCTATTCTTATATCTTTTCCAAATCTTTTCCCATTTATAATAGAACATCCACCCTATTCTAACACCTATAAAATTCAATCTAGATTTACACGTTGTTTCTCCAAAACTTTCACAAAGTTCCATAAATTCTCTATCATATTTTATACCTCCACCAAGAACCAACCAATCAAAATCATGCTTCAAACAAGGAGGAAAAGGATGAAGTTTATCCTGTATTAAATTACAACCGTTATAGTCCTCTATTGGATTCCAACGATTATCAAATATTATATCTGCAAACATAGGGATTAAATCCTCTTGACCTAATCTATTGCATTGCTCGGTAACGTGGCCTAACAATTTCTCTCTTGTCCAATATTTGTATGGTTGGTAGCTACTCATTTGTTTGCTATTATTTACTATTTCCTTTACTGTAATTCATAAAAGCCTCAACAGACCTTAATCTTTCTTCATGGTCTTTAGCTTTTTTCATTTCTCTATCATATCTTTTTTGATTTCTTTTTTCAGTTAGTTGAATTTCCTTTTCGTTAGCGTGAATAGAGAACACAAGCCAAGCTCCTTCCACTATAAACATTACTAATACAGCGATACTTTTTGTGCTGTTTGATACTTTATTTATATCTATATTCACTTTTTCAGTTAAAAAAAACTACATCAACTTGCTTTATCGCCTCTGTCAAAACCTCTAATCCATTCAGATATACTTCTATTTTCGTTCTTTAAATTCATAATATCAATCTTTGTATTCTTGATTTCTATATCGTGAATCATTGTAGTTTTAGACATTTTCTCAATTGAACGTGTCATGTTACCCATATCTTTAGATAGTTGTAATGCCTGTTTTTTTAATTCAACATCTAATTTTTCATTTTGCTTTCTTAAATCTCTAGTATCACTATCTATTCTTTTACAGGTCATTTCATGCTCCATACTGTCAACTGCTAAGACTTTTAACTCACTCCCTACTTCGTCTTGATTTTTATTAATTCTATTAAACCAATAACCCGAAAAAAAGCATATTAATAAACCTCCTGCTACCATTAATATTTTCATCGCTTCAATATTCATGATTTATAAATTTTCTGTAGATTGATTTATTTGTTTTCTAGTTGCTTTTTTCCATTCTAATTTTTGGTTGACTTCAAAAGTGTAACATTTATTTTCGTTCATTTCAACAGTGTCACCATCTGTAAATGTTACCATAATTATCGGTGATTTAGGCACAATTTTAACATAAGATATTACTTTTTGTTCATCAATATCTTCTTCATTAATCACCCACATTACACGGTCTTTCATTATGGCGTTTAAAACCATTTCGTATGCTATAAAATCCGCTTTCATTCTTCTAAATTTATATATTTACCATTTCTTAAAACGTCCATTATTGCAATAATAAAATTTGTTTCGTCTAAATCTCCGTTTTGCATTATGTAACCTTTTGATTCTAACCCCGCAAACTCATAAACCGTTCCAATCGTACTTTCAATATAGTCAAATAAACCAGTTTCAGAACCATCATTTGTTCCTTTTATTGCTTGTTTTTCATAGCCAAAATATAAATTTTCAACTGTTGTAAAAAAATCTGTTGCATCAGCAATACTTAAATACGTTCCAACTTCTAAATACAGTCTTAATGCTTTCGCTCTTTTTTCGCAAGATTCAATATCTAAAATATGATGTTCTGACCATTTATCAACTATTATCAATCTAGCTTCCTCCGTTGCTGTCGCTTGTCCTGTTGAAATTAAATGAGTAACCTTATTTATTGAATCTTGTGCTTCTGTTATTGCAGTTTCTTTTAAATACAACTCAATCATAAAATCTCTTTCAACATCAGTTAAATTAACCCATGTTTTAACATCTAAAAGCCCTCTTTGATATTCTCTAAATTGGTAATAATCGTTAGATTCTCCTACATTAATAGGCATTGGATGATTAATAATGTTAACAACCTCTTTTAAAACAGGTGTAACTTCTGAAAAATCCCAACCCCAATTAATTTGTAAGTCTGTAGAATCTCCATTAACACCTAAATAATCAGCTGTATTTAATATTGGTGAATACTCATTACAGAAATCACTAACCGCTGTTGCTTCATTTATAGCCGTTCTAAATTCTTCAACAACTGATAGACCTACTCCTATTTTTACTATTCCTACTATCATAATTCTTGTATAAAATACATTGTACATTCTCCTGGTTTCTGACTAGCATCCCATTCAATCTCTACATAATCACCAACCGATACACTTACGCTTATTGTTTCAACACCCCCACTATTTCCATTCATTGAACTAAGTATAACCGTTCCCTCTACAACCCCGTTGACATGAATTTTCATTGTGTTGTTGTATCTCCGTCTTTAGTTTTATAAACCAATCTTGTTAATGTTCCATCAAATGCAATTGGTTGTCTGGTTTTTGCTTTTGTACTATCATCTGCATCAGTAGATTTTCCGTTTGCAAT